GCTAATAACAATAAGTATTTAAACAAGCCCTATGAACTTTTACCAAAACCCATAGGCTCATCTATCATTCAAGTAGCAAAGACAGATTGCTCTAGGGAAAATGTGGGAAGAGTTTATAGCGTTGAGGGTGCTTCTCCGTGCTTATTAGCAGCAGCAGGAACAGGTGGAAATAATCAAGTTAAAGTGCTTATACAAGACAAGATAAGAGTTTTATCCCCTAGAGAATACCTAAGGCTTCAAGGCTTTGATGATAGCTACAAGATAGTTGTTAGTAACTCTCAGATGTATAAGCAAGCAGGAAATGCAATGAGCTTAAATGTGCTTACTATGGTTTTAGAAAGTATCAAAGAGGCTCATAAAGGTGTCTAGGAAGCTCTAGGTTAAACGAACGCTTCTTAGATGATTAAATGATAGCCTTAAAGGGTTAAAAGCTCTCTAAGGCTCTGCAAATGATTTTAAAAGGATATATGATGCAAAAGATAACATTAAAAGAAAAGGTAGAACTTATTACAGCCTATGCTGAGGGTAAAATCGTGGATGCCTACGATACCATTTTTCAACGCTGGTTTGCAAAAGGCACGGATACTTGGGATTTTGATAGAGAGGAATACAGAATAAGACCCAACTCTGCACCTAAGTTTAAAGTAGGAGACAGATTAGTCTATAAATCAAATGAAGGCATAGAAGGCATAGAAGTATATGAGGTCACTGAAGCAACACAAGAGTATTACAGGTTAGATGATAAGGTAAATAAAACTCCTGAATATGTAGAGGAAGAGTTTATCAATGAACGAGATGCCTTGTGGTGTTTCAATATTTATGATTATGTCTCTAAAAGATACTCTATATGCCTATATAGAAAGACTATACCTGAGATGGACGAAGAGTTTGGAGCTTACCACGATACACTTAGTTGGAAGCCAGTGTATAGCTTTGGATTTAAGCTAAAGGAGAACTAATGTTTGAGAAAGAAGTTGAGAAAGTAATTGAGAAATATATAGCAAATAGTTGGTATGCAAGTACTTATAGAACAGAGAGCATACAAGAGGATATATCTAAGCGAGTTTATCACGCTCTTCCAGTTTCTGAAGAGATTGTAGATAATCTCGTGAAGTATCCTGCTCTGTATAAAGAGCTATCAGATATAGTTAAACAAGAGTTCCCTTTACTGCATAGTTGCATTACTTTTATGAGAAATGAGCGGATAAATACTTATAGCTTTCGTTCTATTTTAACTGACAAGAACCATCGTAACGAGTTTAGTAAAGCAGCCGATGCTCTTAAACTAAGGGTTGTTCAAGAAGAGTTAAAGCCTTATGCTAATAGGTTATTCGTAGAATTACCATCGTTAGAAAGTAGAGCTAACGATTTATTTGAGAAGGAGAACTAATGAGACCAAGATATAGAGTTTGGGATAAAGAAGAAAAGAAAATGGTATATGACGCAGAGAACACCTATGATGGCGACCCTGTTAGTTACGTAACGTCTTTTGGAGGAATACTAAAGTGTCCTGACTTTTTTGACGTTATGCAATACACAGGTATTAAAGATGTCAATAGTAACAGAATATATGAGAAGGATATTGTAAGGATTACTACAACTCAAACAGAGGAAACACGTAGAGGAGAAGTCATCTACTATGAAGGTAATGCTATGTATCTAGTAGAAACCACTATGGGAGACTACTTTACATTTATGTCTCAAGATATTAAAAGCGTTGAAGTCTTAGGGAATATCCACGAGAACAAGGAGTTACTCAATGACTAACTTCAAACAAGAGACAATGGAGCTCATAGGCGACCACAAAGTAGATGAATACTACCTAGAATACATTAGGTGTTGGGGTGTATCTGAAAACCCCCTATATAGTGGTAAAGGTAACATAGATTGGGATGTTGTATTTGTTGGCAACCTTAACTATGACAAAGGCTATGGCTCACAATACTGGAAGGGTTGGATAACCTTTAAGGACATCCCTGATTGGTTAGAGCGAGAAAGCTATGATGGTATGGAATGGTGGTCTTGGAGAAGAAGACCTAGTTTAGAAGAAGAGGAGAGAAAACTATATGATAAAAATATATGAAGTCAGAATAATCAAAGATGACAGAACCTGCTTTCATCAATGCTTCTTTGATGAGAAGCTAGCAGAGTTTGAAGCAAATCAGCAAAACGAAAGAGCTATCAAAGAGAACGATACAGCCTTTTTCTTTGTTAAGCCTCACGTTGTAAAGGACAGCTATGACAAAGAGTTACGAAGTTTATAGCTTTGATAAGAGCTTGAATGAAGCTAAGACAATAGCTACATATACAGCACGTGCAGTTGCTCTTGCTAGAGCTAAAGAGCTTAATGACGCCCTTAAACCTAAAGAGAGAAGATACAAGGGCTACTACATAAAGGAGGTTTAAATGGACTTTAGAGACAAGGTAACAGAGTTTGCTAGAGATATAGCCACAACTCTAATAAAGAAAAATGAGAGCTATGGCAACTCTGCATTTGAGCCTGTGCGAATATTTAGCAAGGCTGATGAGCTAGAGGGTCTTAGAGTGCGTATAGATGACAAGCTAAGCCGTATAGCAAAAGGCAATGAAAGCTATAACGAAGATACTATAACTGACCTTATAGGCTATCTAATACTACTAAAAATAAAGGAGAGTGAAAAGTGATAAATGGCAGCAAACAAAAGAGGATACTTGACTGGGCTTTAACAAGTGGAGACAGGACTGAGTTTAACGTTAGGGATGTGACTATGACCCTTACAGACATTTCTTCAGACTTTATGGCTAGTTACAGAGCTAACAATATGTCTGAGATGATTTATGAATACTGCTCTTACGTCTTTTGGCTAAGGGTGTTTCAAGCTAGATTAATCTCAACATTTTACGGAGATGACTATATAGAGCATAGAGCTAACGTAGCCTACATAAATGATATGACTAATCAGGGCTTTTTAATGCTTGAGCTATTAAGTAAGGTAATCCCTGTTGGTAATGTAGATTTAAATATGGCTATGGAGTATCTTATACGTGCCTATGAAGAAGGCAGAGACAAAGAGCAATGCAAAGAGGACATAAAGGAGCTTATCTTTGGCGAGGAGATTATTAAAGAAAAATGATAAAACACTTATCATAGACGCAGATAGCTTGCTCTATGAGGCTGCTAGCGTTAATGAGAGCACCTTTGACTTCTCAGAGGATAACCAAGTAGTAGTTCTTGATGAGGAGGGAGCAAGAAAGAGTTTAGATGAAGCCATAGAGAAACTAAAGGATAACACCAAATGCTCTAAGACACAGCTTTATCTTACAGGTAAAACAAACTTTAGGTATGACATCCTACCAACCTACAAACACAACAGAAAAGACCTACCAAAGCCACAGCTCTTACCAATGCTAAAAGAGTATGCAGTAACCAAGTATGGTGCAAAGATAACTACTAAGATAGAAGCAGATGATGCTTGCTCTATACACCTTAGCAATGACCCAATAAATAACATCTTAGCTCATATAGACAAAGACCTAAACCAAGTTGAAGGAGAACACTACAACTGGCGTAAGGACTTAAGGTATGAGCTTAGCTACGCTCAAGGTCAAAGGGTCTTTTATACTCAAGTCTTAACTGGAGATAGCACAGATGGCTATGGTGGCTGTAAAGGCATAGGTAAGAAAAAGGCTGAAGAAATCCTAAATGAATACCTAAAGTGGTCTATAAGCTTAGAAGGTAACAAGATAGTAAAGAAAGCACTACCTTGTAAAGATATTTGGGAGGCTATTCTATCTTGGTATATGAAGCCTTACTATGACAAGTGTGAGGGCGACATAGATAATTACTTTATGTATGCCAATGATGACGCAATAGTCCAAGCTAGAGTAGCAAGGATGCTAAGAGTTGATGAGTTTAAAGGAGGTAAGCCTATTCTTTGGAGCTATGAACCTCTTAATATTGACCTTAGAAACGCACATTTACCCAACCTTTAGAAACCCCCTAAAATAGGGCATTTGAAATCACACGCCACTTATAGGAGAAAAACACATTCTCCAAGGGGGGTAAGGGGGGTTATAGATTATCTTAAAGGAGAGTTATGGCTATACCTATAAGCATAGACCACGAGAGATTAATAGTAGCTTTAAATGAAGCTTATCCTAGATTATCCATAAGAAACTCTAAGAGCCCTGACTTTAACCTAACTAAGAGAGAACTCTACTTTAAGCTAGGGCAAAGAAGTGTTATAGACTTTTTAATAGATGAACTAGAGAAACTTAAACAAAGGAGAGATTAACTAATGGGTATTCTTACAGCTCTATTTGGACGTGCAATACAACAGCAAAAGAATGCAGAGGCAGCCTCAAGGGCTTCTCAGGTTAATCTTCAAACAGCAGAGATAGGTGTAAGTGAGAATACAGCCAAAGGCAGAAGAAGACGCAGAGGCTTATCAGGACTTACTATACAAAAGACAACAGATGCCTTAACAGGGCTTAACATACCAACAAAGGAGGACAGATAATATGTGCGGAGGCGGAGGACGTAAAGCACCAGACCCACAACCAGCACCACCACCAGCTGCTCCAGCAGAGACAGCTGAGCTAAAGGTAGGGGATAGTGACGATACAAAGAACCAAAGAAAGAAACGTAAGGGTAGCTCAAGGCTTACCATACCAATCCAAAAGACAACTGATAGCTCCACAGGCTTAAACGTAATGAGCTAGAGGGGGTTAAATGGTAGAGGTAACATCTCTAGCTACAAGATACAAACAGCTAGAAAATAAACGCAGTAGTGTCCTAGAGAGAGCAAGAGAGTGTGCTAAGCTAACTATACCTTCATTACTACCTCCTGATGGTAGTGACGAGCAAACAAAGCTTTATAAACCCTTTCAATCACAAGGAGCTAGAGGTGTTAATACATTAGCTTCAAAGCTTATGCTAACGCTATTACCACCTAATAGCCCCTTCTTTAGATTTACTATTGACCCTAGCTTAATCCAAGAGGGCTCTAAGAGTGAAGATGTAGAAGCTACATTATCACAGATGGAGAGTGTGCTTGTAAATCACATTGAAGCTAGTGGAGAGAGGGTGCAAATCTTTCAATTCTTAAGGCTATTAATCATTACAGGTAACGCCCTTTTATACTTTCCAAGCGATGTTAAAGGCGCATCCCTTAAGATTTATAGACTAGACCAATACGTTTGTCAAAGAGACCCTTTAGGCAATCTACTAGAGTTTCTGATAAAAGAGCAGATAGCCCCTATGGCTATTACTGATGAAACTATCAGAAACGCAGTACTAGCTAAAACAAAACAGCTAGAGAACTCTAAGAACTACGTAGAACTCTATACAAGGGTCTATCTTGATAAGGATAAAGACAAATGGATAACAGCTCAAGAAGTGAGTGGCTTTAGCTTACCTGAAGCTGATGGAGAGTTTGAGAAAGATGAGCTACCTTATCTAGCTCTTAGGTGGTCTGCACTGCCTAATGAGAACTATGGTAGAAGTTATGTAGATGAAGTCATAGGAGACTTAAGGAGCTTAGAGGGCTTATCTCAAGCAAGGCTAGAAGCTAGCAGTGCAAGTGCTAAGGTGCTCTTCTTTGTAGCCCCTAATGGCACAACTAGAAGCGTAGATATTGCTAATGCTGAGAACCTAGAGGTGCTTGAGGGTAACGCAGAAGATGTTAGTGTGCTTCAGGTTAATAAAAATGCAGACATTGCAACTATAAGAGAGAGCGTTAATGACCTTAAGCAAGACCTAGCATTTCACTTTATGATGAACTCTAGCATACAAAGGCAGGCTGAAAGAGTAACAGCTGAAGAGATAAGGACAATGGCAAGTGAGCTTGAAGAGAGCTTAGGTGGTACGTATAGTGTGTTATCTCAGGAGTTTCAACTCCCTTACATAAAGCTAAAGATACAAAAGCTAAGAGAGAGCGGAGCATTCCCTGAAGGTAGTGAGAACATAGAACCACTTATTACAACAGGCTTAGAGGGCTTAGGCAGAGGACAAGACTATAACAAGATTATAACCTTTATGCAAACAGCTAGCACTCTAGCACCACAAGCAGCTTCTATGCTTAACTATGAGTACGTACTAAAGAGCCTAGCTACATCGCTTGGCATAAAAGATACAGACATACTCTTGGATGCTGACACCATAGCACAGCAACAACAACAAGCTCAGCAACAAGAGCTTATGAGTAAGGCTACTCCAAACCTAGTGAGTGGCATTAGCAAAGCTATGACAGACCCAAGTGTAATGCAACAAATGACACAAATGCAACAAGGAGATATAAATGGCTAAGAATACTAGCAAGAACGAACAAGAGAACAATGAGAACCTAGAGCAAGCTGAGAATACCAAAGAGACACCTAAGTCTAACACTGACAGCCTAGCAGTAGAAGCTAAGGGCTTTAGTGAGAGTGAAGAGTTTAAGGTAGGTAAAGCTAATCCAGTGGAGAACACTGATGATACTCAGGTAATCATTAGGTTTTAAGGAGGAGTAATGAGTGATAACATTATTGGTAACGAGGTGGATACTAACGTTGAGACTAGCACTGAGCCAAGCAAAACAGAGATACCTTCTCAAACAGCTAGTGCTAAGACCATTGACAACGGACAAGATGCTGGTCTTAAAATCACAACAGATAAACCACAAGATACTCCTAAACAGACTTATGACCCTAGCGAAGACTTCGACTACTCAAAGTACGAGAACGAACTAAGATATACAGGCGATATTGGAGAGGCATCACGTAAGGAGCTTTATAGGAGTTTCCCTAAGAACCTAGTGGATAACTATATAGAAAACCTAAAGGTAGCCTCAGCTTACGTAACAGAACAAGCAGCCAATCAAGCTTATAACTTAGTTGGTGGTAAGCAGGGCTATACAGATATGATAGCTTGGGCTAGCGAGAACCTCACAGAAGATGAGATAGAGGACTATAACGAGGCTATAAATAGTGGCAACCAAAGAAGAATGAATGCTGCCATTAAGGGCTTGTATGCAAGAAAGAGCCTAAATAGCACAAGCAAGCCTAAGCTAACTATGGGAGAGACAAGTAGCGGAGGTCTTAGAAACGATACATTTCTAACACGTAGAGACTACGCCAATGCAATCTCTGATGAGAGGTATAACAAAAGCCCTCAATACAGAGCAGAAGTAGATGAAAAGCTAGCCAACACTTTAAGGCTTGGTGGCTTCAAACAACAATAACAACAAGGAGAACATAGATGGATAAAGCAACAGCTTTAAATAGTGGTAGCAAGAATGGCTCATTTAGTGGCTTAGAGGCTAACGATAGAGAGCTTCTAGTAGAAAAGGTAACTGGAGAAATCCTATCTAGCTTTGAGAAAAATGTAGCTATGGAGGGTAAGTACCAAAGAAAAGAGATAAATGGTGCTAAGTCATTACGCTTCGAGCACATTGGTGGCATAGGTGCTTACTACCATAACGCAGGAGAGCACATCAAAGGCTCAGAGGTAGCTCACGATAAATCAGAGCTTACTCTTGATAGACCTCTTGTAAGCTCATTCTTTACTGATGATTTCAATGAAAGTATGTTGCATTACGATGCACGTAAAGAATATACAAAGAAGATGGGAGAAGTCCTAGCTCAAAAGTATGACCGCAACATTCAGATGAAGTTTATCACAGCAGCTCGCTTGAAGAACGTTATGGATGAGTATGACGGAGGCTCTGTAATAGTTGATACAAACCTAGCTAATGCTGACCTTGCTACAAGAGTTAATGCATTTGCTAAAGCTTTGATAGCAGCTAAGAAAGAGCTAATTAAAAAGAACGTTACAGGCGAAATCTTTGCTGTTACAAGCCCTGATACATACTTTGAGATTATCGAAAATAGAGCCTTACTAAACAAAGACTATGGCAACGTAGGCGATTATGCAGAAGGTACTGTGTTTAAGATTGGTGGCATCCCACTAACTTATCATAACTACCTACCAAACGTTGATGCAACAAAACCAGCAAATAAAGAATTCTATGATGAATATCACGGAATTAACTGCGAGGGTACTATTGCCTTTGTAGGTACTAATGAAGCAGTCGGTGTGCTAAAAGGTGGAGATATCACTACTAAGATTTGGGATGATGATGGCAGAATGGGTACTTGGACTAGAGCAAGCCTTGCTTGTGGTATGGGTGTATTAAGACCTGAGTGTGCTGTTGAAATCCGTAAAGCAGCCTTGCCAGCTAACTGGGCTCAAGTAATCCACGATAAGAATAGAGTAGGAGCAGGCAAGCTCCCAACAGGCTCATTCGCATAACATAGGGGGGCGTTATGCTCCCCTTTTTGTCAAAAATAAAATAAGGAGAAATAATGCCAAACGATAGAATAAAGGACGCAGTAAATACAATATTGTTAAGCGTAGGTCAAGAGATGCTAGAGGATATGAATGACCCTAGTGCCTTAATGGCTAAACGTATGCTTCAAAATGCAATAGATGAGTTACCTTATACGAATGATGACTTTGCTTATAATGGTATAAACACACTCAATAGTATGCCAATAGAGGTCTATAACTTAGTTGTAGCAGTTGCAGGTCGTAAGTTTCAAACAAACGTAGTATCAAGTGAAGTCTTACACGAATTTACCGCAGAGGATGAAGCATATAACAAAAGAGCTATCATAAGAAAGAAGCTAATACCTAAGAACATCCAAGCAGAAGTTGATACAGAGCTAAGCGAGCTTTACAGCTTTAGTAACCTTGTGCCTAAGAGCTTAAAGCAAAACCTAGCACTTATAAAGTTTGAAGCCATACTCTTTGCTAAGGTTGATGAATATCCACTAAGCATTGAGAGTGTAGAGCAAAGCTATCAAGACTTTAAGAAGAGGCTCATAACAAGAAGAGAAGTACCTTTGGAGGTGCTAGAAGCCACAGCTAAAGAACTCTTTGCAATCTATGGCTTTAGTAATGTAATCCCAACAGACCTAAGTAACTCTAGTAATATAACACAAACCCTAAGGGTTATAGCTAGTTATAACTTTCAAAAGTCAATCCTAAGCCCTGATGATTATGTTATATCAGATGCTGAAAAGAACCAAAATGAGCTTGATTTACGCTTAGCAATAATAGCAAATAGATTGTATCCACCTGAGCTTTATGCAAAAGTTACAGATGAGTTTATAGCTACCTATGGCTATACACAAAGTGAGTTTAACTCTGTCATAAACGACTACATCCTTAACAAGACTATGTTTAGATTACAAAGTATCCTTATCCCTACTGAGGGGCAAAGACCTATCACAACTGAAGATATGGATAACGCAGAAGCAAGCCTTATAACAAACCTAATAGCTCCTAAAGCACTCTACAACAGAGCCTTAAGAGAGGTTAAGATTGAGCTAGGCATTGAAGAGGGTGTAGAAGATAGTGAGATACCTGAGGCAGTATTTAGCTATGCAAGATATAAAGCAAGCTTCTTACATCAGCCAACAGCTATTATCAGCCCTAGAAAATACGTACTAGATGAGATGATGATTATAAGAGCTAAAGCCTTAGCAGGTCAAAGCTTAGCTCCACTATCCTTTATGAACTCCAAGAGTGTCTCTAGGATACTTGATAAGGAGAACAATCCTGAAGCTGTCACATCTAGCGTAAGACCTAAATACAGACTAAAGGTAACAAATGCAAACACTAATAACTAAACACTACGCAGGGCTTTTTAATGGTATGAGCCAGCAAGCCCCTACGCTTAGGCTTGAGACGCAAGGCAACTACCAAGAAAATGCCATAAGCTCATTAGTTTATGGACTATGCCAAAGACCTCCTGTGAGTATCATTAGCTCAGGTCTAGGTTACGCTAAACCCTTTTGGCATACGATAAACAGAGACGAAGATGAGCGATATATTATAAAGCTAGATGCTAAGGGAGACCTAAAGGTTATGAACCTAAAGGGGTTTGAGTATCCAGTAGAAGGTGTAACACAGCATCAAAACTACATAACAACAAAGTCTCCACAAAATGATATAGCTATGACAACCATAGGAGACTACACTTTTATAGTTAATAAGCGCAGAGTTGTAAGGATGAAGCAGGTTGTAGATAGTTTTACTTCAAACTCTGATATGTCAGCTATGGTAAAGCTATCCATTAATGCTAGGCTAGATATGACCCACACGTACTACATAAAGGTAGATGGTGTTACCCTAGCAACCTATACACACGTAGATGGTAAAAGGAGAGATACTGGAGAAGCAGAGACACTTGATGATATAGCTCAAGAGCTTAGAGACCAAATCAATGCTCGTACAGGTTTCTCTGCTACTCAGCCAAACATCCCTTTTGAAAATGGCAGACCTACCTTTTACTTTAGAAAGGTGGATGGTACAGCCTTTACACTAGAAGTAGATGGGTGGATGGAGCAATCTATATCAGGAGGCAACACAACCAGCCTTTCAGAGTATGATAAAAGAGCTATCATCTATGTAAGTAAAGGTGTGGCAGAGCAGAATTATAGGGTTGTCCTTACTGAAAGAGGCACCACAGTCAATGCCTCATATCAATCAGGTAATACCAATCAAGGTAGTACTTATAGAACAGAGACAATAGCAGCTAACCTTGCAAGTCAGATAAACGCAGGAGCTGGAGGGATATTTGAGACGTCATTAAATGGTGCTGTTATAGAAGTTTGGGCTAAAGATAAGGGAGACTTTACCATAGAGGTTGGAGATAGCTGGGGAGATGCTGCCCTAAAAGCCTTTAAAGGTAGAGCACAAGCATTCAATGCCTTACCTCCAAAAGCTCCTGATGGCTTTGTGCTTCAGATAGTTGGTAAGACAGATAGTGATGAAGGCACATACTGGGTAAGATATGAAAAGAGCTATCTAAAAGAAGGTAAGAAGATAGCTTCAACTGGTGTATGGAAAGAGTATAGAGAGCCTAATGGCTACCATAAGTTTGATAACTCTACTATGCCTCTTCAGCTAATAAGAAAACAAGACATAGCTAGGTATAGAAGTGATAACAATCCTCTTGGTCTTTACTTTGCACTTGAGTATTGTCTTTGGTCTGATAGAGCTGTGGGAGATGAGAACTCTAACCCAAACCCAAGCTTTGTAGATAATACCATCAATGACATATTCTTATTCTCTAATAGGCTTGGCATACTAAGCGGACAATCGGTTAGCCTTACGAAGGTTGGAGACTTCTTTAACTTCTTTGCAGGTACTGTTACAGACGCTCTTGATGACGCTCCAATAGATGTAGATGTGCCTTCAACTTCTGTAACAATGCTTTATTATGCAAAGGCAAGTAGAGATAACCTTATGATATTTGGAGACGACCAGCAGTTTATCCTTAATAGTGGTAATGACCCTCTTTCATCAAAGACTATAAACGTAGCACCAATACTATCTTATCCATTTGATGGCTCTGTAAGACCTGTAAGCTTAGGACAGATGACGTACTTTATCTCTCCAAGAGGTAATGGTGTAAGCCTAAGAGAGTACTTCATACAAAACGATGGTATGATTAATGACGCTCCTAGTGTCACAGACCACGTGCCTGACCTTCTTAAATCAAGTAGCAACTACCTTGTAACAGGTATGCCTAATGAAGACATCTTATTCGTAAGTGACTACTCAAGCAAGCTTTATGTCTATAAGTATGCTTGGAGTGGAGATAAGAAAACCCAAAGCTCTTGGAGTGTATGGACGTTTGCTAAGAGTGTAGCAGGGATATTCTGCTTTGATAATAAGCTCTATATTGCCTTTGGAGATGGAGTATTAGGTAAGATAGACTTAGGCTTAGTTGGCTCAGACTATGAGTGTGTAGATTTTGATAAGCCTTTTAGTGCTATGAAAGAGGATGCTAGAGAAATCCTAGCTACCCCTAATGTCATTATGAGAAAGTACTATGATGGCTCTGAGATAACCTCTAGCATTACTCAAAATGACTTACAAAATGCTATTGCAGGTGGCTTACACTATGGCTATAAGTACTCATTTAAGTATCACTTCTCGCCAATCTTTCTTAAATTTACTAATGACGTAGTAGGCTCAATAGATGGTAGAACACTGCTTAGAAGGGCTACCATATATCTAGCTAAGGCTGCTAATGTCTATGTAAGTATTAGAGATTACTCATTTGATAAAGAGAAGCTAAGGTACTTTTGGGATAACCTAACAAGCACAGCACGTCCTAGTATCTATAAGAAAACCTTTATACTTCGTGGAGAAGCTAAGGATAACAAGCTTTGCATTGAGAGTGCTGGCATTAAGCCTATATACATTCAATCAGTCTCCTTTGAAATCCTAACCTCACTAATAGATAAGCCACTATGATAAGAACACTTACATATAAGCCTTGCTATTGGGATGTAGTAAAGGAGCTTAAGATTTGCAAGCGTGAGAGAGATGAGCTTAAGGCACAAAGTGATATTAGCCCTAAGCAAGCCCTAAAGGATAGCCTAGATAGCTCAATAGTTGCTTGGCTACTCCTAGATGAGAATGAGAAGTGTATAGGTGCAGGTGGAGTTGCTAAAGACCCTAAGGATGAAAAGGTAGGCATAGTGTGGGTGCTATGCAGTGATGAGTTATTTAATAAGCATCTCTTTAGCTCTAACTCATTTTGTTATGATGGCTTAGCTTACTGCTTCTTTAAACTTGGTCTAACAAGAGTTTATAACTATGTGAGCCTAAAGAACAAGCCCTCTATAAAGTGGCTTAAGAGTTTAGGCTTTAGCTTTGATAAAGAGTATGTAACCTTTAAGGATAAAGAGACACTCTTTGTTAAGTTTCATTTAGATAAAGGAGATTTTTAATATGTGTTATATGATAGCTATACCAATAGCAATGGCAGCTATCTCAGCAGCAGCTACCGCCTATCAAACAGTAGAGCAAAACAAAGCTCAGAACAAGGCGATAGATGCAGAGGTAAAGCAACAAGAAAGTAATATGATGGCTCAACAAGTAGCCTTACAAGAGCAGAACCAACAAATATCAGATAAGGCAGCAGTCGAACGGCAAAAGAGACAGGCTGAGGCTTTAAGAGAGAGGTCAAGACTAAGGGTTGAGAGTGGAGGCTTAGTAGGCAACTCCATAGATGCAATCTTTAATGCCTCAAGGTTTAATGAGAACCAAGACCTAAGTGTGATAAATCAAAATGAAGAGAACGAACACGCTCAGAATGCTAGAGAGTATGAGAGACTATCTAGCCAATATACAAGTGGTGTTAAGAGCCTTCAGTCTCAATACAAGAAACACGGAGCTAGCCACCTAGAAGCAGCCCTAGCAGGAGCTGTGGGAGGCTTGCAGATGTATAGCACAGTATATGGAGCTATGAACCAATCAGGGATGATGAACCAAAGTACTCAAACAAATCAAACAGGCGGTACAACCCCTATGGAGACATCCAATGCTACAAAGGCAGGTACTACCACCACTCAGCAAAAGAACCTTATGATTAAAAGAAGCCCTTATGCTACTAACTTCAAATCAAACTGGGGGTAATAAATGAGAATAGAAAACTCTAGGATAGCTGTAAGGAGGGTTGAAACTCCTGTGCTATCTCGTAACTCATCAGCACCAAACGTTGTAGCTCAGCCTATAAATATGTATGTGCCTACTGATTTAAGCCTTAACTCTGACGTACAGAGTGCTAGACAAAATGCTAGGATAGGCGGACTACTAAGAGAGCTTGCAGGTAACACTGTGAGAATAGCAGGTGCTAAATATCAAGAGAACGTTAAAGAGGATACCTTAAGGGGTATGCAAGACGCTAACGAAAGGCTTGAGATGGATAGCTCTAGGGTTGGTGGCTTCTTGCACTCTGAAGAGGCTTACAAGAGAGGTTACAGGGCTACTGAAGATGAAGCTAGAGCTATTGATTTAAAGACCCAATTCTTAGAACAGCTAAAGCAAAACAACTACTTCTTAGATGACCCAAACCCTAGAGCAAGGACAGATGCTTTATATAAAGAAACCTATCAAAACGTCTTTAATGAAGAGTATATGAACTCTAATGAGCGTAATGGAGCTATGAGTGAGAGTGGTATCCTTATGGCTAAACAGGCACTCCTAGAGGGAGAAGAAGCCTATAACAAAGCATACATAGAGGACAGAAAGACAAAGCTTTTAAACTCTACTAGCACTCTTGTTAATTACTACGTTGATAGTATGTTTGATAAGGGAGAGCTAAACCCTATGTCTTTTCAAGAGACTATGAACTCAATCTCAGCTCAAACAAGAGAGAGCGAAGGGGGCTCTTGGCTTAGCCCTAATGAGTTAGCTACCTTTGTAGTTAGTAGAGCAGGAGACAAGATGTTAGCCTCTGTAAATGAAGGTAACTTCAAGAAAGCTGATGCAATCCTTTATAGCCTAAGAGGGCTTAGGGGTGCTGATGGCAATCTGCTATATGACACAGTAGTTGGTAGTAACCCAAAGACTGGAGCCATCTCTATGCCTTACAAGGATATGATGGATAACCTAGAAGCTCAAAGTATAAAGGCTAAAGAGGAGTATAGAAAAGAGCAAGAGGCTTTACTTAAGAAAGCTCAAGAAAAGAATGCAGCTAATATGTGGATGCAGGCTTATACTTATGACACATTAGATGAGGCAAGTAAAGTCAAATACGCTAAATCCCTCCCTTATATGGTAGCTCAGGCAGTCCAAAGCGGAGCAATAAATGGCGAGGATGGAGCAAGGCTTATGAAGTTTGGTGTTAGCCTTAGTCAAAACGCTGGCTTTGCAGAGACAACAAATACTGAGGCTTATACAAGGTTACTAAGGAAAAACCAAACAGGTAATCTAAGCTTTGATGATGTTGAGGCTAACAAAGCATATCTTACAAAAACTGACTACACAAGCTTAGTAAAGAGCATAGGCGATACAGAGACTAGCTTAAAGAGTATAGGCTTAGGTAACAATACAGCTGAGTGGAAAGCCCTTACATCAGGTAAAGAAGCCTTAAATGACCGCATAGGTAAAACTACATTAGATAAGCTTAATCAAAATATGAGAGGGGATGCTACAAAGGCTCTTCAGCTAGTAGATAGAGAGGTTACTAAGTTTATCTATAAGGCTCAGCAAGAAGGCAGAAAGGTAAGCATACCTGAGATAAATGACTTCTTAGATGATTTAACTGATAGGGTTATAGATGATGATACTGGACTTATAAGACCTGAATATATAGGAAGAGAGACAACTAAAAAGGATAAAGCAAATGGAGGTAAAACACAATCTATCAGAAGTGGCAGATTTGACAACACTAAATCTACCGACCAAAGAGGCTCAGGAGATGACCTCGACGAAAGCTTCTTCACTAGATGATGTGGGAGGGCTAACTAAAGAAGCTTCTATGCCTAGCCCTATGCAGATAAGAAAGAAGCTAGGCATCTCTATTGAAAATACTCCCACCCCTGATTATCCCTTAAACGAACAAGGTAAAGTAGCAGACCCCTTTAGCATAAGCTCGCCTGATGATGCTTATGTGCTTTATAAAAAGGGTCTGCTAGATAAAGAGGGAGCTTATATGGCAAGGGCTGGGTATAACTTTAGAAACAAAGGACTGCTTGAGCTTAGCCCTGAAGATGCCAACACTCTTTACAACTCAGGACGTATGACTGAGCTAGATGCTACTAGATATGAAGAGTATCACTCAAATAAGTTTAGATACTATCTATCTGAGGTTGGCTATAACGCTATGGGTGGAGCATTAGATGCTATCGAGAACACTAAAGACCTAGCAGTAGATAGCATAAAGGGTCTTTCAAGACTACCTGATAGGGCTAAGATTTGGGCTGATGATGTGTGGAGTGGTAAGAACTTAGGGGATATGATAGAGCACCAAAAGTCTCTTTACCCTGATGACCCAAACGAAAAGGACATCATAGACTTCTCTAAGATACTCCCAAAGGATAAAGATAGCTTTGGAGAGGCTATGAGAACTCTCTCTCAATTCTTAATCCCTTATACAGGTGTGGCTAAAGCAGGAGCTTTTGTAAATACTATTAAAAACCCAGCACTACTTGGTATGGCTAGGGGAGCAGTAGTTGATTTTACAGCCTTTGATGGTAAGGATACTAAGGTTAGTGACCTAGTAAAAGATACCCCTCTTGATAACGCCATAGCTGAGGCTCTAAGAGCTAAAGAGGGAGATAGTGCAGTGCTACTTAGAACTAAGCAGACCATAGAGAACTTAGGGCTTGGTGCATTTGCAGAGAGTATCTTTAAAGTTATAGGTGGTATTAAGAAATCAGCTACCTTAAAAGCTAATGGCTCAGGGGCTATCTATGAAAAAGAGATAGAAAAAGCTATTGATAGTACAGGTCTAAAAGCACCTAAAGAGACCCCTAAAGTTACTCCAAAGAGTGAAGAAGAGGCTAAGAGCCTACAAGAAGCCATAGATACCAAAAGGGAAGCTAAGCTTATGGGTAAAGAGGTTGAGCCTACTAAGGTAGAAGTAGAGCAGCCTAAGAGCGTAGCAGATAAGCTTGTAACAAAAGAGGACGTAGTAAGCCACGTTGATGAGCTAGAGGCTAACCTAAACAAAGCTAAGGTAACCCATAAAGAAGTTGAAGAAATCTCTAACACCTATGATGTTGATATGGACTTTGTTAAGAACGCTTATAAGGGCGTGCAAAACATCAACGCTAAGGTTGTAGCCATTGGCAGAACTCTAAATGACTTTGGTAAGGATTTATTTGAGGGTATCAAAAGCTACAAAGAAAGAGGAGCTTCAGATATTGCAGAGGCTACTGAGTTATACACTAAGATGCTTCAGCACGGACGTATGCAAGATATGTTTAAAGGCATAAGCTCTGAGATAGGTAGAGGCTTGAACGCTCATAAGCTATTAAATAAACCTATAAGACTAAAAGACTTACCAACAGAGGAGCTACAAGCAAACGTAGATAGCTTAGGGGGCTTAGCTCAGATAAACAAAGAGCTTGACCTCTTTGCTGAAAGATATGAGATGAGTGTTAAAGAGGGGGCTGCTGTTACTAGAAGGGCATCTCGTGGAGGCTCTTGGTATGATGTAGTTATGGGTATGGGTCAAGGAGCTATGCTCTCAAGCCCTCAGACACACATAAAGAACGTGCTAGGCAACCTTACAATGATAGGCTTAAGAGAGATAGAGCACCTTACAGCTCTAGCAGGTAGGTCTATTGCAGACAAAGACCTTAAGCACTTTAAAGAATACTACTACAAGTGGGCTGGCTTTGTAGCAGGAGCTAAAGATAGCCTAAAGCTTGCTAAGTATTCTAAAGATGGTAAGAACGGAAATGCCATAAAAGCCTTCTTGACAAATAAGCCTATACTAGATGTGGGAGAGAAATGGAACGAAGCACTCACAGCTAATGTTAGAGGTGTCTTTGGCAAGATGTTTGATGAAGAGGGTAGGCTCATACCAAAAGAACAAAGAGTAGCAAGTGACGTAAAAGACTATGTTTCAGACCTAACCTATAACTTTATCTTTAGGGCTCTTACAGGGGTTGATGAGGTCTTTAAAAACATATCTTATAAAGGGGAGCTATATAGACAAGCTGCTGAGACTATGAACGAACAAGGGCTTAAGTTTGGCTCTAAGATGGAGCAGGCTGAGTTTATCAGCAACTTTGTAAATAACCCTACTACTAAGCAGTACCAAAGAGCAATAGATATGGCAAGAAGGGCTACATTTACTACTCCTACATCTGTATCAAATCCTTTTGACAAACTCACACAGCCTGTGTATCACGCATTAGCTAATGGCTCATTAGGGATTAACCAACCTTTAAGATGGCTACAAGATATGTCAAATAGCCCCAATATAGTTATGAAAACAGTTGCTAGATTAGTAGTGCCTTTTAGGACAACTCCAGCAAACATTACAAAAGAGATGTTAAGACGCATACCTCCATTTACCTTCTTTAGTAGAGAGTGGCTAGGAGACTTTGCAGCTGGAGGCACTAGAAAGGCTATGGCTATATCTCAAGTAGTTGTAAGCTCTATGATTATAGGGGCTATATGGGAGCTATATAGAAACGGCATCATCCTATCAGCAACAGATACAAAGCAAAGCAAGGCTTTAGGTCTAGCAAGCATACCTGAAAACAGCATCATAGTAGGAGACAAGGCTTATAGCTTTGAAGGTCTTGACCCACTTTCATCAAACATAGCTCTAGTATCTAATGTGCTTAGTGCTTGGGATAAGGTCGAGAGTGACCCAGAGCAAGATGAGAGCTTCTTAGCTGCTCTAACAGGTGCATTTATTAAGACTGCAACAAACAAGTCTTATATGAAAGGTGCTAAGGACTTCATAGAGTTGTTTTCAGACCCTAACGAAGAGAAAGGACAAAAGGTAGTTAAGTGGTCTTATAACCTCTTAGGTGCTCGTGTGCCTTATAGTGCTTTAAATAGAAGGATAAGAGAGTATTGGTTAGATGAAAGTAAGACAGAGAAACAAAAGTTTCGTGACTATATAACAGCTAGTCTGCCTTTTGGAGAGATGCCAAAAGCCCTTAACCTCTTTGGAGAGCCTAGCCCTAAGGCTGAACGTATGTTTTTAGGTGTTACAAATACAGCTACCTTTGATAGAAGCTCTATTGAGTATGAGCTAGCAAGCTTAGGCGTTGGTACTGACCCACTAAAGGGAAATACTATGGAGTTTAATGGTGTAAAGCTACCAATAGAAGCTGCTGATAAGATCATCATAAGAGGCATAGTAAAAGAGCTAGGACTTAAAGAGAAGCTTATAGATGTTATGAATAACCCTAGCTACCAAGCTTTAGCTCTTGATAGTGACAAGGCTGCTTTCTTGCAAGACATTATCACAACTTTTTACTCTAGTGCTAAACAGATTTATATAACTAGAGAAGAAGAGAAACTAGACAAAGTTAAAGAGAGACTAGAAAAAGATATGCAGACAAGATTTGACCCTGCACTTGCAAATGAAGCTAACACACAACAACCACTATGGATGTTAAGGAGAGGCAATGATTGATGAAGTCTTTAGGAAAAATAAGACTACACAAAAGATAGCAGATGCAGAAGAGAGGTTTCTTAAAATCTCTCCTTTGCCTGATGGAAGTAAAGTAGTTGATACAAGAAGCTCAAGGCTTACCTATGTGGCTGACCCTATGGATGATAAGGATGCCATTAACAAGTCTTGGGCTACAAAGTATTTTAAAGATGAAAAGGACGCTGTAACTAAGCTAGGAGAGAGTGCAACAGCTAAGAGTGCTGAGATTGATACTAAGCTAGTTAAGTTTAACTCTGATAAAGCAAGCATAGAGCAAACAGGCGAAGAGCTAAAGGTACTTAGTGCAGAGACAAAGAGCAAGGCTGAAGAGACCAAAGCAAAGCTAGAGAGCACCTTAGTCCAGCTAGAGCAAGCTAAGACAAAGATAGATAGTTTCAATACTGACTATGCAAAAGCTAAAGAGCTTAAAGGAGACGTCGATAATAAAGCTATTGAAGTAAAAGCAAACCTAGATAGCGTTAGAAGTGTGCTAGTAGATGTTACAGCAAAGAGTACAGACATCTTGCTTACCTATAACAATGCTAAGCAGGACTTAACAAACTTAGGTAATGCTACTAAACTAGATATAGGGGATGTGGCTACAAGAACAAAGCAAGAGATTGCCACAACTAAAGCTAGCATAGATACAAAAGCCAATGAAGCCCTTAACCAAGCTAGCACAGCTCTAACCGACATAAGGGGCATTATAGCTGATTTTAGAGGTAAGCAAACTGAGCTAAACGCTCTTAAGGCTAGCCTAGAGACCCTAAAGAATAGCTTAGAGAGCCTAAACAAATCAGGGCTTATTAATGACACCCAAGTCGGTATAGCTCAAACTTACTCTAGCAATAAGATAAATAACTTGTTGCAAGGGGTACTAAGAGAGAGTGATGCCAGTGAGGGCAACACAGCTGGTAAGCTTGTAAAAAGAAACGCTCAAGGTAATATCTATGCAACCAATGTCTATCTCAATGCTACAACTAAAGCTGAAGTGAGCGATATAAAGAGCTCTTTAGCTACTGATAAGTGGAGGTTTATTGTAAGAGATACAGGGGAAGGCTTGCTTAGGTCTATGTCTATCAAGGACTTTATGAGCTCTCAAGAGGTAGATGCCTATAAAAAGACTGAGAGTGACAATAGGTATCTAGCAAAGAGTGATGCTTATGGAAAGACTGAGAGCGACAATAAATATTTAGCAAAAACTGAAGGGGAGCAACTATATAGAAAGATAGGGGATAGCTACTCTAATACTCAAACAGATAGTCTCTTTGTCAAACAAAGTAGTGTGTCAGAAAATAGTGAGTATGAGAAGATTGTTAAGAGAACCCAAACAGGTGGCATAAATGTTGGTGCAATATCATCATCTATTTCACAAACAGAGATTGGAAAAGACATATTCACTATGGGCGCTAGTGTTGATTACTCTTTTGGTATATTCTCAGGGAATACTCTATGCAAGGTTAAGCCTAATGAAATCAAAAGGTATCTAAATACCTATTATGCTAATAGTGTAGATATAAATAATGCCTTATCTTATAAGGTAAATACAACTGATAAGGACAAGCCTTATGGCTATGCAGGACTAGATAATAAGGGAAAGATAAAGCCTAATGCAGTGCCCTATACTGAGAATGTAACAACACTTTCTGATACTTTAGAGATTAACCCTTCACTTGGTAAGAACTTCATAATAACCCTTAATAATACCACAGGAACTTTTAACTTTTTCTCAGTGTATCTCGGCGTAGGACAGGGTGGCGTTATAGTTGTTAAAGGTGCTAATAAGATAACAGGGTGGGGTGCAACCATAAAATGGAGAGAAGTACCAACTGATTTAGGGGAGACTGAGGTCTTTTCTTACTTCATAGCCAATACAAACGAAGTATATATGGGGAGGGCATAATGAGCTTTATGATAGGCTGTGGTGGAGGCTTTACAGATGGTAAGCCTGCTTTGATGACCCCTAAATATTTTAATACTCAAGCTAGCATAGAGCTAAACCTTGCAAAAGGGGAGCAGCATACCTTAACAAAAGAGGTGCTTAAAGCAAAGGTTGGGAACACTTATGAGTATAGTGGTGTTAAAAGGCGTCGCCTATACATCTCTTTAAACTATCGCTTTTTCTCAGAGGGAAGTACATTATGGCTTTTAGAAAATGGAGATTTTAGTAAGTCCGTAATTCTAGGCTATATATGGAGAAGTGAAGATAAACTTCGCTTCTTGTATAAGGGAAGCTCTAAAGAACTATCTAGCTCTATCGCAAGTGATAGAATGCAATATCCCCTCAAAGGCTACAATGTTGGAGCATCTGTGCTTCTTTCTGTAAAAGGAATATCTGCTTATGCAGAAAAAGATATGCTAGAAGTTTCTTTTTCTGAGGATTTTCTTAATGACACTAACTCTACTTTCTCTTTGGTATTTAAAAGAGGAGATAAAGGGGGAGATGATTACTTCAATACAAGAGGGAATAGCCTATATGCTAAGGGAGAGTATAACTCCTATGATAATCTTACAGCCCCTAACTTTGTTATCCCTAAGTCAAAGCGAAACGTAGAGTTTATTATAGGGGATTGGAGTGACACCTTAGCTAATAAGCATTTTAGGACACAGACTACCTCTTTAGGTGGCTCAGGATTTCTACAAGGGACTATCACGCTAACACCTACTGAAAACTCAACAGGGAGTAGAGGGGCTTACAAAACGAGTGTATGGGTTTATAAAAAAGATACTTACCTTGTAATGAGAGCCACAGAACAGGCAACAGGAGGCAATAAAGAGTTTATAAACTTAACAATGTCTTCTCTTTCGCTTTTAAGTCTTTAAAAGGAGGGATAAATGGAACTATATAGTTTAAAGGATGACCTTGTAGCAGAGACCCCTTACATCATAACAGATAAGGGTACGCTTTATACAAAGTTTTTAGATGATAAAGAGCTAAAAGAGCTAGGGTATCTAAAGGTATCCTACAAGGATTATCCAGCAAATGTAGATGAGTTTAAAAAGGTGGTGCAGTCTAGCGAAGTCAAAGGGGACACTTACGTAATATCTTATGAGATAGTAAGCAAGAACCTAGAGGAACTTACAGCACTCTTTAAAGAAAAGACCCAAGAGCTTTTAGATGCTAAGGCAAGAGAGAAAGGATATGATGACATCCTCTCAGCTTGCTCTTATGCAGGCTACGACAATGACTTTAGAGCAGAAGGAGAAGCCTTTGGTATTTGGAGAGCTAAGGTATGGAAGTATGGCTATGGCTTGCTAAATGCTATTGCTGAGGGTAAGCATAAGATGCCTAAGAGTTTTGATGAGATTTTAGCAGAGATGCCAACACTTGAGGAGGTGCATAATGGCTGAGAAGTTACAAAGAATAGTAGTTAAGCCTTTTGGAAAGGATAACTTTGAGACAGCTAGTCCGTTTAAGTATAAAGACATAGACATACCTGTGGGCTACATAACAGATGGTGCAAGTATCCCTAGAATATTTTGGTGGATGTTTGAGCCTTATAGTCCTGAGTATCTAACAGCTTCTGTGCTTCACGATTACCTTACTGATGATGCCCTTAGATTATATATCAAGACTGGTAACAATAGTGATTTTAAAGTAGCTGATGATACCTTTAGGGAGCTCTTAGAACTCTTGGGTGTATCTAAGTGGAAGATACTGCTTTTCTATTATAGTGTAAGAGCCTATCACATAATCAAATATGGGAGAGATACAAGTGCTAAGTCCTAGTTTATATCTTAGTGGCTTCTTGCTACTTACAACTTTGTTTCTTGGGTATAGGTATCAAAGCCTAGACAATGAGCTAAGTGTCACAAAGGAGAGGCTAAAGTCTAGCGATGAGATGAACCAAAAGCTAAAAGATGAGATAAACGAACAAGATAGGCTCATAAATCTCAAACTAGAAGCAATAGAGAAAGCCAGCAAACAAAGGCAAGTAATAGAGATAAAAGCAAATAAAGTCAAAGAAAGGGTGCAGAATGAGGACAAAAAGGATATGTCTAATGCTCTTAACATCAGTATTAATTACGTGCTTGATGGGTTGCGAAAGCAAGCAGGCAGTGCTAAATAAGTATGACAAGATACCAAGCTACCTGCTTGAAACCCCTATGATTGCGGATAGAAACGTAACAAACCAAAGCGAAGCAGGGGTGTTACTAATAGATGTTTATAGTGGTTATGAGAAGTGTATAGGACAGCTAGAGGATATAAAAAAGTATGAAAGGAACAGGGATGGGCGACAATAATGTAGGACAAATCCTAGACTTTGCTTTAAAAGCGGATAAGCTAGGGGTTGTAGGTATATTAATCTTGGTTGTCTTTGTGCTAGTTGGGTTTTGTGTATATACCATTAAGTCTCTAAAAGAACCTATGCACCAACTAGCAGAGAACGGAAGAGTAAGTAATGAGCTATTTAAACAAGCTTTGGATTATTCAAGGGATTTAAATAGTGAAATCAGAAGCGACCTAAAGGACATTAAAACAAAGACAGATAGTATTCACGATTGCTGTAAAGAGGTCAGGTTTAATCAAGGTAGTAACATCTCTTATCAAGCAGTAGTACCACCAATGGTTAGACAAAGAAGAAGTATTGAGGAGGATGATGATAAATGGTTAAACTAGATGATAGTAAGAGAACAAGGTGCATAATCTATACAAGAGTTATGGGTTATCACAGACCAATAGAGAGCTTTAATCTAGGTAAGAAAGGGGAGCATAAAGAGAGAGTAAAGTTTAAGGAGAGAGCTGATGTCTAACTTTAAAGAAGCTATGGCACTCTTAGAGACCTTAGAGTTTAACTCCCCTTCTAATATACTCCACAAGAACTCTAATGAAAAGGACGTAACCTTTTATGGTATCTACAAGTACGCACACCCATCTTGGATAGGCTGGGATAAGGTAAGCCAAGCCATAGAAGCCACAGGAAACCTAGAGAGAGCTAGCGTTATCTTATCTAAAGATGAAGAGCTAAAAGCACAGGTATATAAGTTTTATAAGAGTGAGTTTTGGGATGTTATGAAGCTTGACTACATCAATGATAACATAAAGGCAAACGAGATGTTTATCTTTGGTGTTAATGCAGGTCATCATAACGCTATCAAAGCAGCTCAAAAGCTTGTAGGGGTAAGTGTCGATGGTGTCATAGGAGAAAAGACTATAAAGGCTATAAATGACTATGATACGCTAGCCTTTGACTTGGGTTATGATAGACTAGAAGTTGCCTATTATCAATCACTTATTGAGAAAAACCCTAGCCTTGCTATAAACGAAAGAGGATGGATAAGGAGAGCAAAAGCAGTATGAACGAAGCAAAAGAGAGAATACAAGGTCTATTCATAGACATAATGGAGCTAACTCTAAAAGACACCATTGATAAGCTAAAGAGAGGCGAAGCAGACAGCAAGGACATAAGAAATGCTATAACACTTCTAAAGGATAATGGCTTTACCTTAAGAGACCTTGACGTTGCTAAAGACCCTAATGAGTTTCTTGCGGAGTTAGCACAGAATATGCCAAGACTACCTAAGCTAAACAAATATGGAGAAATCATAGCAGAGCCTGAGGAGATAGTGGATGGAGAGTGATATTGAACGCATAAAGGGAGACTTTAAGCAGTTTCTCTTTATAGTGTGGAAGCACCTTAACCTGCCTAATCCAACTCCAGTGCAGTTTCAAATAGCAGATTACCTCCAAGAGCCTGATATAAAGAGAAAGATTATAGAGGGCTTTAGAGGTATAGGTAAGTCTTGGATTACCTCAAGCTTTGTGTGTTGGTTACTACTACGTGACCCACAAGCTAAGGTATTAGTTGTCTCAGCATCTAAACAAAGGGCTGATGACTTTAGTGTATTTACACAAAGATTGATATGTGAATTACCACTACTTCAACACCTTATCCCTACAAGCGACCAAAGGCAATCAAAGGTAGCCTTCGATGTAGCCCCTGCATTAGCTAGTCACGCTCCGAGCGTCAAGTCATTAGGTATAACATCAATGCTTACAGGCTCACGTGCTGACTACATTATTGCAGATGACGTCGAAGTACCTAACAACTCAGCCACAGCAGACCTAAGAGAGAAGCTACTTAAAGCTGTAAAAGAGTTTGAGGCTATCTTAACACCTAAAGAGACGTCTCAAATAATCTATCTAGGTACTCCACAAACTGAAGAGAGTATCTATAATAAGCTAAGGGCTACTGGGTTTCATTGCAGGGTTTGGACTGCTGAGATACCTCAAAAGGATACCTATAATGGTGCATTAGCTCCTAGCATTGAAGAGATGATAGAAAGAGGAGAGCCAGCAGGAACTCCAACAGACCCTAAGAGATTTACAAGAGATGACCTAAATGAGCGTAAGCTCTCTTATGGTAGAAGTGGATATGCTCTTCAATATATGCTAGATACTAGCTTAAGTGATAGTGAGAGATACCCGCTTAAGACTGGAGATTTAGTAGTTACTAACTTACCTTATGACAAAGCACCTATTAACCTTAGCTATGGTAGTGCTAAAGAGCAGATAATAAGAGAGCTACCTAACGTTGGCTTTGAGGGAGATAGATGGTTTTATCCTATGTTTTGTGATACAGAATATGCTCCCTACACAGGCTCAGTAATGGCTATCGACCCTAGTGGTAGAGGTGGAGACGAAACAGGATATGCAGTAGTTAAGCACCTACACGGAAGACTATTCGTTACAGCTTGTGGTGGTCTTACAGGTGGTTACAGCGAAGAGACACTCATAAAGCTAGCAACAATAGCTAAAGAGAACAATGTAAATGAGATATTAGTAGAGAGTAACTTTGGAGATGGTATGTATGTAGAGCTTCTTAAGCCAGTGCTAAATACTATCTATCAGTGTGCTGTCTCAGAGGTATCTCATTCAACCCAAAAAGAGAAACGTATCATAGACACCCTTGAGCCAGTCCTAAACGCTCATAAGCTTGTCTTTGACTATAAGGCTGTTAAGGAGGATTTAAAGCCATTTCTTGATGGCTCTTATGATGACAGTAGGTTTGTGTATAGTCTATTCTATCAACTCACTCACATAACAAAAGATAGAGGCTCTTTAAGGCACGATGACCGCCTTGATGCACTAGCTATGGCAGTAGCTTATTGGCAAAAGCAAGTTGGAGCTGACCCTAAGAAACTCCTAAGGAACTATCAAGAACGCATTGATAACAAGCTACTTGATGAATACTTAGCTGAGCTTAATATGAGTAAGAGAGAAAGAACAAAGTTTAGGAAGTTTATATAGTAAAGTTAAGGGAGAGGCTAAGTGCTTTCTCCCTTTTTAGTCGAGAACATTCATAAAGGGGTCTAGGAGCTTCTACAAAGGGCGAACGTCATCAGGGTAGTATGATTACCTTCTGAAAGACGAACGTTTAACCTAGAGCCTCCTAGATAGCTTTATGAACGTTTATACTTTCTTAGCCTATTTAAAGGGTCATTTTTAGATATAGCCTAAAAAAGGTCTTTAGGAGTGCTAAGGCTCATAAAGGTGTCTAGGAAGCTCTACAATCAACGAACGCTTTTAGACGATAGATTATACCTCTAACAACCCTTTCGTTTAACCTAGAGCCTCCTAGATGCCTTAGAATTGATTTTCTATTTGTTATTCATATAATCAAATCTAGGCTCAGTAAAAGGAAGTATGTAATCCATATCAGCCACAGAGAAACGAGGAGCTGGCTCAGGGGGCTTAAACTCTCTCTTTATAAGTGTCCTATCCACTCTTAATCCTGCTGCTGTATAGACCTTAGCCTTTGTACTTAGAGAGCCAAAGTTTCTTAGGGCTTCTTTAACATTCTTACCTAGAAGCTTGATACTCATTAAGACTATTTCGTCTCCCCTTACTAGGTCTTGCATTAGATAGTGCAAGTTGTCCTGAGTAATAGGTACTGTGTAAGTGTGTTTCATAATGAGTTGAATTATAATATAATTATGCTTAAAATATACTAAAAATATACTAATAATGTATTGTTTTATGTACTTTTTGCTTAAGCTCTCAAAGCCCCTAAAATAGGGCGTTAGAAGTCACCCGCCACTTATAGGAGAAAAGGGGGGTAGGGGGGATATAGAAAACTTAAGGATAATCTATAAGATATCTAAAGGATAATCCTAAGGATAACCTAAAGGATACTCTAGGATAACACAGAGATATATCCTG